CGAACATATTACTGGCCTAAGCGAAGAATTAAACAAATTGCGTATGTTCAAAGGCTATGTTGATCGTAATTCTATGGTTAGCGAAGCAATGGGTACTATTCAAACTAAAGTATACGAGCGAATTGATCAAGTTAAGAAAGAGATTCGTAGCCTACAAAATCAAAGCTACTACGAATCATTTGCAGAATCATTCACTGTGAATGATGTTCAAGAGATTCCAGAAGATCTAGTTAATGATTGGATTGATCGGTTAACTATCCGTACATTTAACGAAGAACTAAAAAATGTATTCCCATACATCTACAAACTAGTAGGTGAAGAGGTTAATGTTGTTAAAGAATTAACGGTAGAAGATTTGTTAGGCGAAGAGGAAGAAGATATGGATGAAGGCGCCAAGTGGCGTGATCCCAAGTTTAAAGATAAATTTTATACACAAGAACCTGACGACAGTGACGACTATGATAGCCTAAGCTACGGATATGACACACCAGAAAGACCAAAAAACGATCCGGGACAAAAACGACGAATGGGCGGTGTTGGCGATGAATGGGAAGTCACTGATAAACTGTCAAGCGGACATATGGATACTGGCAATACTACAGGTGGTGCGCATTGGAGTGGTATGGCTCACGGTGATCGTGAAAAAGGAGATACTACTCCGTCAGATATAAGCAAATGGAACTCTAGCCCATACAAGGATAGTGCTGTTCTTGTTAAGGGTCCAAGAAAAGGACTTATTAGCAAAAGTGGCATTAGAAATGTAAAAGATCGTATCAAAGGGGCATTAGGGCACCACCATACACCTAACTTACCAGAAGAATCTGCATTTGAATCTTATTTAGACAACATTATGAGAGAAGAAAGTGACTTGTTTAATACAGACGAAGAAAGTCAGAGCGCATCTATACAGACATTAAATCAGTTAATTGCTCAAGAATTCCCAGCAGGAGTTGATGGTACTAATGCTATTCAAAGTCTAAAAGGTGTAATTGATGATCAAGAATTTACTGACGCAATTAAACAATTAGGTAAAGTAAATCCAGAAATGGACATTAGAGAATTCTTAAAGAGTTACTTAGAGAAGCACGACGAAGAAAATGGTACAGACATTGCTAGTAAGATCAATTTTGATAGTACTACACCTGCACCTACTGAGCCTGCTCCAGAAGCACCTCCAGCTGAACCAGCGGCAGCAGCACCTGCTCCAGAAGCACCTCCAGCTGATCCAGCGGCAGCAGTTCCGGCAGCGGCAGCTCCTGTAGCAGAAGAAAAAGAAGATCCACCATTTGACGGCCCTTACACTAAGAAAGGTGAAAACGATAAAGATCAATACGGTAATCCAGTTAAGCACAAAGCACGTCATCTAGCTAAGAAAGGAATGGCAGATGCCATTGCCAAAGCAAAGAAAGCTGGTGCAACTGCTGAGACCATGGTTAACTTTGGTTCAGGTGAAATGAGCTTAGGTGAAGCTATTACCAAAGCTGGCATGGATGTTGAAGAGTTTTTTGAAGGCACCGGCAAACAAAACGAAGTAGTTGAGTTTGTTAAATCAATGTACGATGAAACAACTGGTAATTTCCCTAAAGGAGAAACTGGTGTACTACTAGCAGTTGAAAAACAATTTGGTGAAGATGCGGCCAAGATGGCGCACGGTGTAATCAGTGAACTTTCACAAGTTTACGAATCAAAACGCCTACGTCAGTTAGCCGGAATTACCGAATCTGGGTTAGGCGGAATGAACATGGATGTTGACCAAATGTTTAAAAACATGAGTAACAAGCCAGGTGCAACTAAAACATCAAATTTTAAATCGACTATAGATGGCAAACAAGATGACTCCGAAGCAGGGTACAATTCTGCAATGGGCAAGTTTAGAGATATGGCGGGCGGTATGGGATTTGATGCAGGTGGTGAAGATCCTGTAGGCGGAATGATGAAAGGCATTCAAGATAAATTTGGTAATATGACTAAAAGCATGAATATGCCAAACATGCCAGGAGCTCCTGGACAATCTACTGCACCTACGCAAGCGCCTGCTAAACAAGATCCAAAAGCAATGTTAAAAGCATTACCAGATACTAAGTTGTCTACTATGAGTGGCGACGAGGCTCGAAAAATGCTAGCAGACTTGAAGAAAATGGCTGGTATCTAAAACGGCTAAATTAAATCACATTTAAGCAAGATATCTCTTGCAATGATAAATAAAAGTGCGTATAATAACATATATGCACTTTTTTACTTTACAATGGTGTAAAGTAGATATAGGCAAAACTAGCAGAAATGCAAAACAACTTAGGCTAACAATAGGAGATAATCATGGCATCATTAGCTGAAATCAGAGCAAAGCTCAAAGAGCAAGAAGGTAATTCGAAAGGTGGCGGTGAACGTACCGGTGGAGATAATTCCATTTACCCTTTCTGGAACTTGAAAGAAGGTTCCGAATCAACAGTCCGTTTTTTACCTGACGGAAATCCCGACAATACATTTTTCTGGGTAGAACGTGCAATGATCAAATTGCCATTCGCCGGCGTTAAAGGTTCTACTGACTCTAAGTCTGTAACCGTTAATGTTCCCTGCATGGAAATGTATGGAGAAGCTTGTCCAATCCTTGCAGAGGTTCGTGGTTGGTTCAAAGATCCAGCATTGGAAGATATGGGTCGTAAGTATTGGAAGAAGCGTAGTTACATCTTCCAAGGATACGTTGTTGAAGACGGTCTTAAAGAAGAAAATCGTCCAGAAAATGCAAACCGTCGTTTCATTATCGGACCACAGATTTTCCAACTGATCAAGGGTGCATTGCTTGATCCAGAAATGGATGACATGCCAACTGATCCAGTCAACGGCGTTGATTTTAAGTTGATCAAAACTTCAAAAGGTGGGTATGCTGACTACTCTACATCAAAGTGGAGCCGTCGTACTCGTCCTTTAGACAGTACAGAGACTGCTAACTTAGAGACACATGGCTTGTTTAATCTTAAAGATTACTTGCCTAAGAAGCCAACTGACGTTGAAGTTAAAGTAATGAAAGAGATGTTTGAAGCAAGTGTTGATGGCGAGCCGTTTGATATGGAACGTTGGGGACAGTATTTCAAACCAGCAGGTATGGGCCAGGCAACTGGTGATCCTAACTCTGCTCCTAAGGCAACTCCAGTTGCTCGTCCTGCACCAGTTGCAGCCGCCCCTGCAGAAGATGCACCTTGGGAAGACGAAGTTGCTACAGCTGAGAAATCATTCTCAGCACCTAAGCAAGAATCAGCACCAGTTGCCGCAAGCGGTGGTCGTGCAGAAGACATTCTTGCTATGATTCGTAACCGAAACAAGCAGTAAACGTTAGAGTGAGTACAGGGTTTGCGCCCTGTACTTCTCGCCACTATTAGGAGAATAACTATGGCTAAACTAAACAAACTCGCAAAAGTAAATGAAAATATCAGTCTTAATCGTTATGACAACGGCTTCATGATCGAAGTTAGTGGTCGCGATAAGAAAGAAGAATGGAAGACCGCTAAGGTCATGTGCAATACAGAAGAAGAACTTATTGCAGTGATCAAAGAGTGGATCGCAATGGACTTGGATAATTAATCATGGCAACAAAAGCATTTGACTTATCTAAATTCCGTAAAACCCTAACCAAGAGCATTGATGGGTTAGGTGTTGGCTTTAATGATCCTACAGACTGGATTAGTACTGGCAACTATGCTCTAAATTATCTGATTAGTTCAGACTTTAACAAAGGTGTGCCACTTGGCAAAGTGACAGTGCTTGCAGGTGAATCAGGTGCAGGCAAGAGCTATATCTGCTCTGGCAACCTTATCAAAGCCGCACAACAACAAGGCATTTATGTAGTACTAGTTGACAGTGAAAATGCTCTTGATGAGAAATGGCTCCATGCACTTGGCGTGGATACAAGTGAACAAAAGTTGTTAAAACTCAACATGGCTATGATTGACGACGTGGCAAAGACCATTAGTGAGTTCATGAAAGAATACAAAACAATGGATGAAGCAACTCGTCCTAAAGTATTGTTTGTTATTGATTCACTTGGTATGTTGTTAACTCCTACAGACGTTAATCAGTTCGAAGCAGGCGAGATGAAGGGTGATATGGGTCGTAAGCCTAAAGCACTTACAAGTCTTGTACGTAACTGTGTAAACATGTTTGGTAGTTATAATGTTGGATTGGTTTGTACTAATCATACCTACGCAAGCCAGGACATGTTTGACCCAGATGACAAAATTTCAGGTGGACAAGGTTTTATCTATGCCAGCAGTATTGTTATTGCCATGCGTAAATTAAAATTGAAAACAGATGCTGATGGAAATAAGACTACAACTGTAAACGGTATTCGTGCAGCCTGTAAAATTATGAAAACACGTTATGCCAAGCCATTTGAGTCAGTTCAAGTTGAGATTCCTTATGCGACAGGAATGAGTCCATACAGTGGTCTTACTGATCTGTGTGAAGCAAAAGGTATTCTTACCAAAGATGGTAACAGACTTAAATACGTTTCTACAGGTGGTACAGAAATTAAAATGTATCGTAAGGAATGGGACCGTAATGAAGATGGATGTCTTGACAAAGTCATGCTTGAATTTAATGATGTTCGCTCAGTTCCTACAGTACAACTTGCCATTGATGAAGAAACTGGAGAAATCATAGAATGAACGAAAATCATATTGGTGATATTTGGATGTTGTTTAAAGAGTACGTTGATAAAAAAGTACTCGATGTTCTAGCAGAACGATATGTTGATTTGCTAGCAGATCACGGCGTTAGCGATAAGGTTATGGCTGGCGCTAGTGGTGTTGACGAAGATCTTGATAATGCTATTGACTTTTATCTTGACGAAACAAGCGACGAAGAAGAACTCGACGAAGAAGATTTAGATTCTTATGAAGATGATGAATAATCTATGACTTGGTATACAAAAGTTTCAAAAGATATTTCGTATATTCCAGATGCCGTAGCACACTATGAAGTTGAATTACAGGCAGCAAA